TGGATGTACTTCGTGAACCGTACCTCGTCGCGGGTGATCTCCGTGGAACGCCCAAGCATAAACTGCTTGTCTTGTTCCAAACGGCTCACAGGCACAGACAGGGCACGATACAGTTTCTTTTGGAAATACACGACATCCGTCAGTTCTCCAAGATTCTGACCGCCCTGTAGGGTTGTAATTTCAGTACCACGGCTACCCTCGCGGCGAGGCAACCAATAGTCCTCAAGCATCGACATGAACTTCTTGTCATCACGAATTTCCCCCGTAGCCGCGTCATAGACGAGACGATTACGGTAGCGATTCATGAGATCCTTTACATACTGCTCTGCCTTCGTCTTGGGAAGGTTACCGACATCGATGTAAAAGATGCGGCGTTCAGGGGCACGGCTGATGCGATAGATGACGATGGCATCTTCCAACATTCGGAGTTGGTTGAGGGGCTTGATTGCCTTGTGAAGGAATCCAACGGTTCTCTTGTAACGGCTGTCCATGAGACCCGATGAGCAGAATGCGATTGCATCCTCGCTGATCTTAATGCCTGATGGGTTTCCTCCTGCACGGGGATTATCCTTGTTGTACAAGTAAAAGTCCTTGTACCCCGTGATGATCTTCGTGCCGTTCTTCATCGTCTCCTTGGTGTATTCGCGGATCTTCTGAATGTTCATCGGATCCACATAACGCAGTTCAAGGATGCCCTTCTGTGGGTTCTCCTCATCGATGATCAAGTGAAAGAAGATCTTTCCATCGACATACCATCGACGGAAAATCTCAGTTCCCTTAGTCTCAAACTGCATGACACGAAGGATGTTGCGGAACTCTTCGTGAATTCTCTCCTTGACATTGTCACTAGCCTTGAGTCGGTCTAGGACAATCTTCACGGGAGACTTCTTCTCACCTACCACGATTGACTCATTCACCACATCGTCTACTGCAACTTCAACAATGGGATCCTGAGCCATCTCGCGGTATTTCATGGTCAGTTCGAAATCGTTACGGACGGTACCGTCGAGATCAACATATTGACCATAGAAACCACCCGCTTCAACAGGAATAGCCCCGTCATCGAATGTCGGAACGACAAACGACTTCAGGGCCTTTTCCTGCTTCTTCTCTTGCTTACCTCGCTCTAGGCGAAATCCGAAAAGTTCCATTATGTAGATACCTCATGACCTTTCAATTAGGTGGTTACGCCTTCGACTTCGAAGTACTGATATGCGATGGTGACATCAAATGTTGAAGGCTCGGATTGCGCTCCCATGTCCATCGTTGTTTCAGCGATGGTTGTGGGCCAGCACCCGACCATCTTATAACGAGCGATGGGGTTGCCCTCACGGGTGAGTGGCGTAATCGTCCAATCGGTCATGAACTGATTCATGGAATTCGCACCGACATTGGTGCGGTTCGTGTTCATGAGGTTCATCCAAGCCTCAAAAGACTTACGCAGACCGTAGGTTCCATCGTTGTAGCAGGAGATCGACCAATCTGCGAAAGTGCGGTCGCCTGGGTACTTGAATGGACGGCCCATGTAGTAGGCTTGGTTGGTGTTGAGAGTCGAAGAAGGAATCTTCGAAGCCTTGCACAGGAACGAAACCTGTGCAGAGGGGCTTCCACCACCCGCAGCAGCGGCTACGGCATTGATGGCTCCACCAACTGCTCCACCGAAGAGCGCACCCGCCACAGCGGCTGCTCCCTGAATCGCCTGCGTGTTACCACCAGGGAAGTTGCCTTGGACAAGGAACAGGTTGTTTCTTGCAAGACCATTGATGAGATTGGCGCGGAATGCGTCGATGCTGAACTGTGACATTTAGGACTCCTTGTGGTTATTTAGTAGGGTTTCCTGCATCACAAATCAGGCTCCGACCTCGCTGAAGTTCACGCCTGTACGGGTGGCGATGAAGTTCAACTGGATGAAGTTGATGCTGCGATTCGGCTTGATGTAGATGTCTGCAACAAACCGATTGCTATCGATTACTTCAGGCGTGTTGTTCTTCTCATCACAGACAACCTTGAAGTCGATGAGACCACGACGAGCCTGAACATCACGGAGGAATGGTTCGACAAGCGAACGGAACTGTGCGCGTGTGAAGGCATCATTGAACTCAAAGAGGCTGTACTTCGCGGCGGTGGCGATTGCCTTCTCAAGCACGATGAACAGACGGCGCACATTGATGCGGTCGAATGCAGAGGGCTTGGCTTGGGCAGTCTTGTCGCCGTAAAGGACGGTTCCTTCGCCTGAGAAGGTGGCAACAGGATTGATGCCATTCTTGTACAGGGTGTCTCTGTCAGCCTGACGGGGCTGGAACGCCAACTTGATCACGCCACGAACCTGACCACGGTTGAAGCCTGCGGGGCTGTACCAAGGATCAAAGTTCGCATCAGTACGAGCGCAGAGACCCGCGATGTCGCCGTTCAGCGGCACCCAACGGTTCTTGTCGTTGTAGATGTCGTACATGTACTTGTAACCGCTGTCGATCACGCAGTACGAGGACGAACCGATGCTGTTGCGGTATTGAACAGCACGATCCCGCTTGACCTGATCGGTCTCGTTTGGATCCTTGTTGGGCACCGAGAGGAACGCAACGCAATCCTTACGAGCATCAACGATGTCCTTGATCGAAGAAGCAACGAGGTCAGCAATGGGGGTTGTGAGATCGGTAGCAGGAGTAAATGTCTTGTCGGGGCCGCCGATGATGAGATTGACATCAACGGTCTCGGCATCGGCAAAGAGGCGGTAACCCTCAGGATCCGAATCGCTATCCTGACCGAAAGCAATCTTCATGTAATCGGTAAGATCGGTGGTCTTTCCATCCCTACCACCCTTGAGTTGCCACACACCTACTCCGAAAGATTGGTTCGTAGCAGTTACACCCGAAGTTGCGGAGAGAGATGCATCGGTGTAGTACTTAAGCGAGTCGCCTGTACCCCATGCACCTGTGGAACCCCTGAAAAGGTCATTATAAGATGTATTAGTTGCCTTCTTGATGGCAGCGATGTACTTCGATGTACGGTTGATGCGGTCAACATAGTAGTTGCTTGTACCATCCGAAGAAACAACACCAGGTAGGAAGGACAGCCCTTGGAACTTCTCAAGAATGGTGTTGCGAGTTCCCGAGAGAAGACCATTCTTGTCAATGACTACCAAGTGGAACTCGTCGTTTGCACCACCCAAGTCAGAGACATAGGTTGTGCTGTTCGGCTTGGCATCGAATTCGTCTCCGTATGTCCAATTGCGGAAGTCTTGTCCCGCAGCGGTATAGCCCGAAGCCGTGATTCCTGTTCCTGTGACAGCGACAGTTGCGCCACCGCAGATTTGAACTTCAAGTGTGTTGCCAAGCGTACCCGCATAACGGGCGACGAATGAACCAATCTTGGTGACATCGGCAAACTCAAACTTATCGTCGTTTTCGATCATTGCGGGATCGGCATTCCAAGCAGTAGCACCATTAACCGTGATGTTTTCTCCTGTGTATCCAAGTCCGTTGGCATTCACCATCTCGTCAATCTTGGCACGAACAACCTGAAGGTTGTTGCCGTAACCAAGGAAGTTGGCAGCGGGGAACCACCACTCAGCGACATTGTCATCGGGTGCGCCGAATAGTTGTACGAGGTTGTTCTCGCTGTCAACGAGGATGCGCTTGTTGCATGGGCCCCAATTGAATAGACCCACGATGCCTGCATTGGTTGTGGCAACAGCAGGGACGATTGTGGTCAAGTCCTTCTCTGTTACATTCACGCCTGGGGAAAGTTGGAATGCCATCTCAGTCTCCTTGGATTGGTTTGATAGACGGGGGTATTTATTCGTTTGATCATTTCACCCGATCATCACATGATCTCGTTTGCATCATCCATCCATGATCTATCCCGCCTAGATTGTTTAGGTTTCTCCGTGGATTCGCTAGCAAGCATCCTCGCCGCTTCGTCCATTTCGTCTTCTACGCTATCAAGGAAGCCAAATGGTGTTAGGTCTTCCTCCAGTTTTTTAAGTTTTTCCTCAAAGAGTCGCTTGCGGACATCTAGATTGACCAAGTCCTTGAAGTAGTCCTGTGTAGTCAGCCAACCGAACATCACCAAGCAAGCCATCAAATCGTCGTGGTAGCCCTCTGTAGCCTCATATGACCCCGCCTTGGCAATATAAGTGCTGATCTCAGCAATAATATCGAAATCGTTTACTATCAATTTGTCGCTTTCGATCATTTCCTTAACTACAAAGCAACCAGCCTTCTTGATTTGGCTGCTCATCTTCACGCCACTATACACCCTGCCACCACCGAAGCCTTCTCCGACTTTCTGACCTTTCTTGCCTTTGATGGTGATGGTGATGATATTCTCATACTCAAGTTCGTCCTTAAGGATGTCTGCCACTTGTTGTCCCGTGTCATTGATTTCAACTAGAGCATATGCCTCGTTGTATTTCTCAAGGATCGTCTTAATAAGATTCGGAAACACGGGGACGGGAATAGTATTGTTTCGATACTTTGCCACCACCTTGTACGGCATAGAGGTGACATCCAAGACCAACATGGCGTTGTAATCCTGCCCAATAGCCCTACTAGAGTCAATCAAACCTGTATAGATGTGTCCTTTAATAGGATGCTCATAGATTGCCAAGCCATCTTCCGTCTCCATTAGAGGAGTTTGGAATGTTAGGGCTGCAATCTTCGATGCCTTGATCAGCGTCTCCTGAGAGCCAAGGAATTCACATTCATATTCCGAATACCATTGCCTTTCGGAGGTATTCTTGATCGTGGTTTCCTTGAACTTCTCATCACGCCCTGGTACTTGCCACCAATGTGCTTCAACGGGTACGAACTCAGACTTTCCGTTCTTGGCATTCTGCCACATCTTGTAGAACAGATTGAGACCATTTGGGGTGGAGACGATGACCGTCTTCGATGTCTTACCAGAGGTGATCGTTGGATACACCGATGTAAAGAACTCTTCCGCGATCTGCTCGGGAACGAACGCAAACTCGTCAAGCATCAGGAAGTTGTAGGACGAACCACGGACGGCACTAGACGATGTGGATGAACAGATTACCTTCGATCCGTTCTCCAATGTGATGCTTGTCTTGTTCCATTCTACGATGCCCTGCTGCAACCACTTCGGAAGGTTCTCATA